TTAGCGGCAAACTGAGACGCTTGGTTGGCTGCGTTTGCACCGAACTGGCTGGCATCAGCCCTAAGACCAGTATTAAATTGGCTTGCAGTGTTCGTTGCTCCAACATTAGCCAGCGCTACATTTTGATTGGCCTGCTGATTGGCGAGAGCAGCTTGAAGTGCAGCCTGTTGGTTGGATTGTTGCAGACCTATTTCCTGACCGTATAGACCCGTTCCAAAATTGCGGTTGGTGGTTAGGTCTTGAGTGTAAGCCTGATTGAGAGCGACAGCCTGAGCCAAGTCTTCAGCCTGACGTTGACGCATTGCCCCAGAACGAGCCATAGCCTCAGCAGCAATGGCTGGATTGCTCATCTCAATACCACGAGCAGCATAGGCTTCGCGGGTGCCTTGCTGAACATTTCTCAGTTCTTCAGGGGAAAGCTGACCTGTGCTAGCGGCAAATTGTGCCGCACGACCACCAAGCAATTGAGCAGCTGAACTCGGTCCAGCTTGCAAAGCCTGAGCGTAAAGTGATTCACCGAGTTTGCCGCGAGCTAAACGCTCAGCCTCCGTCTGCATACCGGTTGCAGCTTGAGCAGCATTATAGCTATCTGGCGTATACCCTTGGGTGTTGTAACCCTGAGAACCAGCTGTTTCAGCAGTATATCCCTGCGCTGTGGTTTGGGCGGCATTGTATCCTTGGGAATTTGCGCGTTCAGCGGTATATCCCTGAGACTTGGCTAATGCCGCATTGTAGTTCTCCGCTGCCGCACGCTCAGCTTGATAGCCACCAGATTGGGCTAATGCTGCGTTGTAGCTTTCGGCCGCAGTTTGAGCGGCATTATAGCCACCAAGACCCACTTGTGGAGCATTACCAAGCAAAGCTGCTTGGGCTGGGGTAAACGACAGGTCTCCAAATTGTCTGGCGTTTTCAATCGCGCTACGCATACCAGCGTAGGGGTCAGCACCGGGAGCAGAGAGGGCTTCGGCTCGTTTTAAACTAGCAAGAACCTCTGGATTTAGCTGATTGTAAGTAGCCGCAAGTTGAGGGGCTAGAGCGTTGATGTCTGCCGTTGCAGCGGTTCTAACGGCTGTATTTGCCGCCGTTTCTACTCCACTTGCAGCACCACCTAATGCCTTAAATAAATCAATTGAACCTCCTTCTTTAACTGTAAAATTAGCCGTAAGTCCTTCGGCATCAGCAGCAGCCTTAGCGTATTGCTCAAGACTTCCATATATCTGAGCATAGCCGGGGTCATTGTTAAAATTGTTAAGGATGTCGGGCCGAGCGGCAAGAAACGCCTTTGCATCAAACTGAGCAACGCCTTGCGAATATTGACCAATATCTTTAAGTCCAAGACCACCAAGTGCGGGACGTGCAGCAGCCTCAGCACCCAATAAAGCTTTAAGCGTATCTGGGTTAGATATGCTCGCAAGATAGTCGCGGGTAGCTTGTGCGGGGTCAAAACCAAATGAGTTGCCTGAACCGCCAAATGTTAAAGCTGGGCGTGCTCCAACGTCTGGTATATACTCTCCTGTCTCTGGGTTGTAAGGCATAAAATTAGAGGGAAGAAACTGCGTAAACGCTACCTGCGGTAGAGCCGTAGGAATAAAGGGAAACAACCATTGCTTGCCCCGATGTTAGGGAAGCGGGGAAACTACCACCAGCAGAGGTCCAAGCTGGCCAAGTAGTGTTAATGCTTCCACCCGTATTGTTCTTTAGGGCAACAATGTTTACTTGGCCGCTATCAATGCCGGAAAGCGCAAACGTGCTATTACCGCTCAGTTCGATTCTGGCGTTACTTGCAGCCGCTAGATTGAGGGTGATGGTTCCGCTTGTGGCATAGCCAAATTCAGGAACCAAATCAAGCAGCGTAATGTTGGCGATGCTGGCAATGACATTACCCGTAATTGGACCTGTAAAGTTTCCGGCAATAGCACCCGTTCCAGTGATGGTTGGCGAGGTTAACGTCTTGTTTGTTAAGGTCTGACTTGCCGTCAGTTGAACAATGTCAGAATTGGTAATACTCGCAATTTTTGTAGCCGTAGCAGCATTGCCCGTTGTGCTACCGCTAGACCCCGTAATAGAGCCCGAAATAGGGTTGGTGACGGTAAGGCTACCAAGTGTGCCAACGCTTGTCAGGCTTGAAGCTGTTACGCCTGAAGCCAACGTCGAACCGCTTAGTGTTCCAGCTGGAGCAACAACAGCCGCAGTGGTGATAGAAGTCGTAAGTCCCTTTGCGTTAATTGTAACAACGGGAATTGCGGTGGAGCCTCCTGTTGTTCCAGCCGTTGCTACGGTTGCCAAGGTGCCCGCCGCCGTTACGTTACCTGTGCCATCAAAACTAGGCGAGGTGTAGGCGAGATCACCAGTAATTGAGATGGTTCGCGCTGTTGCAAAAGCTGTTGCCGTTGAAGAGTTACCCGTTACATTACCTGTAACATTACCCGTTACAGCTCCCGTAAGGGGACCAGAAAATGCTGTGGCTGAGAGCGTGCCACCGCTTGTCCAGCTAGGGCCACCCGTGCTTATTTTGGCTGGGGTAATACCACCGTCCTTAACAATGATGGCTCCACTGGAAAGCTGAGTGGTCGTGCCATCCACCGCGCCAGATGCAAACGTAGCTGCATCCACCAAGTTATTTAGGTTGGTTGCACTAACTTGCGTGTCGGCAACAATCGTTGCTCCTTTGGATAGAATTGCCATGTTATGAGGCTTGTGTTAACGCTCTGAAGGTGGGTGATGCTGTGAGCTTTACTAAGCGCAACTTGGGTCGTCCAGCAGTCGGAGTATATCTAAGTTGCATTCCGTAAGCCCGAATGTTGCCGATTCTACCACGCAGGGATGCGTCTTCACCAACGGCAAGCACTTCACCAAGGATGCCTGATACGGTGCCAAGCTCAAATTCACTATCCAAATTTTCGGACACACCTTCAATTAGGGCATCAGAGTTGTTGGTTTCACTAGATTCCGTATGGATTTCAAAGCTATTGAATTTCTTGCGCTCTGGGCTTTGGAATGTAAACTCACGGGTTAACGCTTCGGATTCAACGTGGAAGAACTTGGAGGGAAGGCCGGGGAACGTATAGATGTTATCTACGTCATCAACGCGGGACTCCACCTCATTGATGCCGCCAAATCGGTTAATGGCAAAGAGTCTATTAACGCCACCAGCACTAGAGGTAATGAAGTTGGCTACGTCCCACCCTTCCTGTTCAATCAAATCAATGCTTTCCCAGCCTTGGTTGAGCAAGTTGTAAACCAATATGGCGTTGTTGTAGATGGATGCGTTTAACGGGATGGCAATGTAGTAGCGATTATTGTGATAGATAGCTACCGACTTGTCGGCATACTCCTTGTTAATTTGGCGAATGATGGGGTCAATTGGGTCAGACAAGGGTAGTCCTGCTCCGCGAAGATTATAGAGGTCGCCGAAGGCTGTTGCGTAAACACCGTTGTCTGAAAGGAAGAAGATTTGATTGGCAATGGTTACAACGGAACGACGGGCCACAAGCCCAGCTTCGCGTGTAATTTCTTTGAGTGTAATGTCCGTCAGGCTACCCGATAGCCCGCTAAGAAGATGAATGCTATTGCGATTGAGAACCACAGCATTGTCGTCAGTAAACGGGTGGACATACTGGAGGTAGTCTGCAATGCCAGCCGTAACCTTGAACTGATTCTGGATTTGGTCATAGGTGTCTGAATCAAAAATGTCGGAGAATATCAACTCATCCCTTACGTTGCGGCTAGTGATAACTTCACTGCCAGATGTTCCCGTAGAGGTGTAGTAGTAGGGTGCAATGATGCGACGTTGGTGATAGACTCCCCACGGAGGAGCTGGCATATGAACAAATCCAATCCCCTGTGACTGAGCCACCGAATAAATAACTTTGTGGCTTGAGTGATCTGCAACTTGGGCAAAGAAAGTGAACGTATTGGCGTTAGGAACAGACGCAATAGTGTAACCAGTCCCGTTTTCTACTAGTGGAGTTGTGCCATTATCCACCACAAAAATCTGTCTGCCAACGGAAAGACCGTGGGCCGTTTCAGTTACAGTGACTACGCCATCCGTTATCACCGTATTGTTGTTGCTATCATAATACGTTGTGTTGGCATAGGTGCCGTTTGCCACCTTAACGAAGGCCGGACTACCTGTAACAACACCATTCCAAGATAGGGCTGTAAGTCCATCTCTGAAGATGAACACCTTGTTGAACGCCTGAATCATCTCAACGTCATCCGTTATGGTGATGCCGGATGGATAGGCTATGTTAGTTGTAGCTGCTGTCGCGCAATTAACCGCAATGGCCCTAGAATTAAGGGCAAGGATAAAGTATTCGTCGTTATCATCCGAGGGGTCGGAGAACAAGCAAGAGCCGTAGGCATTGTTGATGTTGCTGCTCAGAAGAGGAGCCCCGGCAAAGTTACTGCCACCAATTGAATAGGTTTCGCTGCCCGTAGCACCCGTAATGGTGAATGTAAATGTGGTTGAACCCGTTACAGTGATTGTGCGATTGCCATTGGGGTCAACAGTTCCAGTAAGCCCAGCGATACCCACTTGCGTGCCTGTAATAAATCCATGTGCAACGGAGGTGGTAATTGTAACCGTCGTTGTGCTGCGAGTTGCGCTAGAAATAGTGCGGTTGGTCCAGACGTAGAACGGAACAATCAACGCTTCGCCGCTATTACCAAGCTGAGGCCCAAAAGCATTAGACCCTTTTCGGGGTTGCCAAGCACCGTCAATGTCCATGCGTCCATTGATGGACACAGCCAGCTCGCCAGACTTTAATTGATCGGGGCGCAACCGGGCATTGATTCGTGAGAATCCAATGTCCACCTCATCATTGAACTGACTGTCTTTTTCGCCAAAAGTGTTATAACGAGCCATTGGCCTATCATACCCTACTGTGCCTTAGCACAATTAGGAACAGGACTTACGTTTGCCGTAGGCTGCTTTGCCAAAACCCTCGTAGTCCTTCTTCTTGTTCTCTTTCTTTTCGTGCTTAATCATCTGCTTGCGTGACTTGTAGTTTTCGTTTTTCATAAAAAGATATTAGCACGACCATGCTTTTCGACTCCAATAATTTGCCGATAGTTTGTTGGAGGTGCCTTTAATGCCGCCGGAACGGGCACAATAGGAGGCTTTCCGGCTAGGTTGGCTCTTCTTGATGGACATATTGGCATCCCCAAAGCGTATCACCTTGGACTTCCCATTAGCACAGGCGCGGACTACGGACTTCTTGCCGCCGCTAATGTCGCGTCTAGGGCTGTTACAGGGTAGCTTACGGGGATTCATTCCTTC